TGTTCAGCTCCGGATCGGCCCAGGCCTTGCCGTCAATGATGGCGCCCTCGGCCTGCAGGCTGCGCAGGTAGGAGTTGACGCTATCGACGACGTCCGTGAGGAAGGTCTTGGTGATGTTGCGGTCCACAGCCCAGAGGAAGCTCTGGAGGATCGCGTCGTTGATCATGTCGGCGGTGCGAACGACCGACAGGAAGCTCCACTGAGGGTCTGCAGAGCAGGTTCGGTTACCCCACAGCCGGTAGCCGTCCTGGTAGATGACCGTGGCAATGTCGTTCTGGTTGAGTAGATTCGCCCGGCTGGAGTAATCGCCCATGGCGAAATCTACCGGGCGATTGGTGCCGAGCACGCCGTTCAGGACCTGGTTCGAAGGGCTGAACCAGAAGCCATTGGTGGCGTCCTGGTTCGCAATGAGGCCAGCGACGTAACCAGAAGCCGGCTGCGTGTCGTTGACGTCCGTGACCGGGTTCAAGCGGATCACGCCCGGGTCGACCAGGAAGATGCGCTTCGAACCCCAATCGTTGCGGAAGCTGATCGCCGAGGCGTCGGTGGTGAGCGGGCCGTTGGCAGCGCTGGGCCCGTCAACTACGACGATGGCGCGCAGCTTGTTGGCGACGGCGGAGAGCGCGGCGATGACCGCGTTGGCCGTCGTGCCGGTCTTGATGCCGGTAAAGCCCGGAGCGCACAGGATGCGCGGGGTGACGCCGGCCACGCTCGCCGCGGCGAGCAGAGCCTGCGCGCCGGTGTAGGCGCCCGTGGTGGCGTTCGTGCCGCCGGCCGCCGCAGCCTGGGTGACCTTGGTCGGATCGAGGTAGCTGTAGGCCACGTTGAGCGTGGCATTGGCTGCGATCTTCCCGCCGTAGATGAGCGTGATCAGCCCGGTCTGCGCGGCGATGGTGTAGTCGGTACCGGCGGTGATGCCAGCGATGGTGTAAGTCACCAGCACCGCCTGGTTCGCGACCATGTTGCCGCCGCCCACCTGCGTGATCGTGCCGCCGGCGAAGGTGTAATCCGTGGCCAGCACGTAGGTCTTCGTGCCGTCGGCGGACTTCACGACCGGCGCGCTGGCGCCCGGGGGCAATGGCAATGCCGTGCCCTGGAACGTCATGGGCGCCGTCACCGGGCCGGTAAGCGCGACAGCAGACACCGCGACATGCGGAAGCTGAATCTGGCCGACCGAGCTGAACGCCAGTGGAGCGGCAGCGACGTTTGTTTGCAGCGTGTTGTCGCCCGGGTCCGCCACGTTGACGACGACCACCTGGGCGCCGCACTGCGCGAAAATCGCGGCCAGCGCGTCGGGAATCGTGAAGCCGTAACCAGCCGGACCGAAGGTCTGTGTGGCGAGCTGCAGACTTCCGCTGATCAGCGTCGGGGTATTGAGCGGCCCGAACGGTGCGGAGCCGATCAGGCCAATGACAGCCGAGGACGGAGTCGTGATCGGCCGCGAGCCGGTGTCGATTTGCAGAACTTCGGCACCGTGCAGGAACTGGTTTCCTGGCATGAATGAATTTCTCCTTTGAGTGATTTACGCCGGTTCGGGCCGGCCGGAAGATAACGAGCTGAGGATAGAAGCGCGCTACACGCGCGTGCTACTTCGAGGGCGGGGCGAACGTGGATCCGTCGTAGGTCCAGCCGACCACTGGCATCGGGTTCAGGTTGTCGATGCGGATGGCGCCGGGATACTGAACGCCGATCTTGGACGGCAGGACCGTCACAACCTGAGCGACGGTCCCGGCTGTGACGATGGCGAACGTCTGCGGTGCCGTCCATGTGACGCCGTCGTAGCCCCAGCCGATGCCGGGCTGCGGCGTGACGTTGTCGATGCGAGGCGAACCGGGATAGTGCTGATCCATGAAGGCCTGATCGGCAACAACCGTGTTGGTCACTACGCCATCCTCTATGACGGCATAAACGGTTTCGGATTTGGCCATGGCGCAGAACGCCACAAGAAGCACGAGCAGAGCGGTGTTGATGATCTTCATGAAGTCCTCCCTATTCCTGCCACGTCACGATCACGATTCCAGAACCGCCCGCGCCGCCGGTATAACCTGCGTTCGTAGCGCCGCCTCCGCCGCCGCTTCCCGTGTTTGCGCCTGCGGCGGTAGCTTGCAGCGTATTCGCGCCGCCATTTCCTCCACCGCACGCACCTTGTCCCGCGTAAGCAGCGCCATTCGTGTTTGATCCGCCGCCACCACCGCCCGCGAAACCATCGCGACATTGTCCACCACTTCCGCCGTGTGAACCAGACGGAGTGAATCCTGCGCCATTGGCGCCAGTACCGCCAGAATTGGTCGCAGAGGCACCATCGTTGGAAAAGCCAGCAGTTCCACCAGATGCGGACACCAATGCGCCGAAAGTGGTCGTTCCGCCCGCGCCCGCCGCCGCGCCGCCCGCGCCAATAGTGACGGTCGTTGCAACGGTCGCTTGGACCATCTTCACGACTACCTGTCCGGCGTTGCCCCCACCACCCGGGTAACCGCTTGAATTCCCAACGCCACCGCCACCACCACCGCCAACGGCTTCAACCGTAACCCAGCCTCCCAAAGCGACCAGATTGGCCGATGGCGTGAAAGTCCCGGAAGTCAGAAAGACTTGCTGTTTGGTGACTGTTTTACTCCTGAGTAGTGTTGACAGTGAGGTTTGCCCGTAAGCAAACGCGCTCAACAAGAGCAGGCAGAAGATAAAGCGTTTCATGTTAGAAGACTCTCCAATCGCTCGTCGCCGCGAAATAGATCAATGCGAACCCGCCGTAGGTGATATCCACCGTCAGCCCGTTTGAATCGCCCATTACCTTCTGCCCAGACGATGGAACGATGGTGAACGTGCTGGCGCCGCTGAGCCCATTGATGAAGAGCACCTGCTGCCCATCTGCGGTTCCGGCCGGCAGTGTTGCTACGACTCCCGCCGCGATCACGTAATAACCGTTCTGAAACGCTGCGGCAAACGAAGCGCTCTTCGCGCTCCACGCGAGCGTGGGCGCGCTCAGTGTGCCGTTCGCATAGCTGAGCCCGCTACCCACGGTCGCCGAAGCGAATCCGCCCTTACCATCACCGGCCAGCAAGGCCGCGGAACTCAACGCGGGAATTGCGGCGGTATTGAGCGTGCCGTTCGCGTAACTGAGCCCGGCGCCGATGGTCACAGGCGCAAAACCACCCTGGCCATTGCCCGCCAGAATCGCCGTCGTACCGAGCATTGCCAATGCGGTCGCCTGGAGTGCGTTCTCCCAGGCCGTGATGGCAGCGAGCGTTTGCGCCTGCCACGTGGCAACGGCCGCCAGGGCCGCGGACTGCGAGGCTGTGATGGCCGCTACGCTCGCGTTGGCGTTCGCCACATCCTGATTGAGCGTGGCGAAGGTCGGGCTCAGCACGGAGTCGAGCCGTGCCAGGCCGAAGTCCGTCAACGTCTGCACGGCCGCTTCCCACGCGATCTTGAGCGCTTCGAGCGCCGCAATGCGCGTGTCCAGATCCCGGAAGCGCGGGTTGAAAGTCCCCGCGCTCAACGCCGTCTGGCCATCGGTGAAGCGGTACTTATCGAAGCTGAGTGGCATCCTGGACGCTCGCCTGGATCGGAATCAGCACATCCCCCCGGAGGCGATACTCGCGCCCCGGGTACAACCGCTCGCCCAGCACCTCCACGGTCTCCGCGAGATGCACGACATACTGGGCGCCCGGGTCGATAGCAGGGCCCTTGCTGGCGGGCGCCTCGCTGGCTTTCTGTTCAGTAGTTGTTGGCATGAAAACCTCCTGTTACTGCGCAACGTCTGTCCGCTCAACAATCTGGAACGGCGCGGCGGCCGCCTGCCGCGTGCCCTGGATGTTGATGCTGTAGGTGCTGATCGCGCTCGGCGTGAACTTGAATGTGAACCGCAAGCCCACGCCATCGGGCTCGAGCGCGGAACTCGTCACCGAAGGCGTGATCGTATTGCCGCCGCTGCCGAGCGTGCACGTGAGCGTGTGCACGCCCGCGTTGTAGCCGACCACGACCACCTGCACCTGGATGTTGCTGCTCGCCGGCGAGATCGTCCGCAGCTCGCTCGTATGGTTGAACGCCACTGCCGGGCGAGAAGCCACAACGCCTGTTGCGTTCGCCAGGATGGCCGGCGCCAGGCTCGATGTGCCCAGGAAGACGGCACGCAGCGGCACGAGTTGCGGCGCCGAGTTCAACGGCGCGGTCGAGTCGCCCAGGTTGTACCACTGGCCGTTGACCTGGAATTGAATCTGCAAGCTTGTGCCTTGCGGCGTGACCTGAGAGACATTGATGGCCAGATCGGTCAATCCGCCGGCCAGCGACACGGGCTGCAGTTGGACCTGCGACAGCGCGTTCACGAACTGCGCGCCGTACAGCGTGAACATCAGGTCCTTGGTCAGGTCGCCTGTGAAGTACGCGCCATCTGTCGAATGGAAAATTGTGCCGTTGGTATAGTTGTTGCCGCTGACAGTGGCGATGCGATGATTGCCCTGCGTAATCAGCACAAGTGCGTAACGTGTGCCTGCCTCGAGCAGCACGGCCGGGATCGGGATGTTGGTCGCCTTCGGGTAAGTGTTCAGCGTTCCGACCGGGACGATTACAGTGGCGATCGTGTTGGTCAGATCGGGCTGCCCGGCCACAGTCTTCGTGATGGCCACAGTCAGGTCGCCGGTCGATGCGACGGAGGTCAGGAACAGATCCAAGGCAGTGAGCCACATGGCGTTGGAGACCAGGAATGTCTGCGCCACCATGGCGCCGTTGATCGAGGTCGTGGAGGTCTGCAGCGCGTAGCTCGTCTGGGTGTATGCGTACCAGTAACCACCCCACAGATTGTATGCGTAGTACTGGTTGTAGTAGTTCCAGAACTGGCCCTGATACCAGTAGGGGTAATAGTTCCAGTTCCAGCCGTAGCGATACTGCCAGACCGTCTCCTGCTGCTGCACCAGCGTCTGGCTCTGCACCTGATACTGCGAGAGCGAGAGATCGCCGGAGTAGCCCGTGGTCTGAATGCGCGGGACGCTTGTGTAGGCCGGCAGAATCAGGCCCCGCGCGCTCTTGATAACGCTCGCATCGATCGGGTTGAACAGATCGAAGGGGAACGTCCCGCTCGCAGCATCGGGGAAGAGAATGCCATTGCTGACCTTGGCTGCATAGCCGCTCGCAGCCGGATTGCTCTTCGTCAAATCGCCGAAGAAACTGGACTCGTACGAGGAATAGGAAGACGGCAGGTTCAATTTCGCCTTCGTGCGCGCCAGATCGGCCGCCATCTGCGTCACCAGGCTGAGGGAAGCGAGGCCGTTTGTTTTGGCGGCGAGCGCGCTCAGATCGGTGGCCAAGGAAGACGTCTTGAGTTGCACCTGGGTGCTGGTGGCCTCGAGCGTCGTAACGCGGGATTCGTGGCTCGCCAGGTTGGGCAGGATGTTGCCCGACTGCATGGCAACCGCGGTGATGCCGGTCGGAGAAATCGTGATGGTCGCGATCAGCAGCGCGTTGGCCGGAATCGTCGGCAATTGCGGTACCGGCGACTCGACGCCCGCGACAAATTGCAGATTGCAGGTGCGGACCGTCTGCAAGGCGGTCGATTGGGTCTGTGCGAGACCGGTCTGTGCATTCACCAGGAACGAGCGCGGCTCCACATCGGCAGTCGCATCGACCGAGCCCCAGGCGATGAGCGCAATGAGCTTCGGATCATTCAGCGGCAGCATGGCCTGCAGCGAATTCGTAGTCGAGGTGGGGTACTGATACACCCACAAGCCCGCGCTGCCCGACGGATTGGTGCCTTGCGCGTATAGGCGGCCGGGAGCCACGTTCACCTGGGTCTGGCCGTTTTGCGTGGCTATGAGCCCGGTGAAGTACATGCCAGCCGGCGCGATCGCGTCCAGCGCGATGTGGTCGATGCCGTCCGAGGTCCACTGCTGCAGGTCAATGAAGTCCTGCACCTGGAAGTCCATGTTTTGCTGAAAGTTGAATTGTTGTTCCATCGGATCTCTCCCTACTCACGCGGCAGCATCGCGCCGCACATCGTCGCCGGATCGCACTGCGCCTGGCGTCCACAGCGCACGACCGTATAGTTGCGGGTATCGACGAGCAAGGTGTCCCGGAGCGAGGCGCAGCGCACCAGGCTGTCGCAATAGCGCGTGAGCCACTGGTAATCCTCAGCCACGAAGTACCCCTGGCCGTAGTAGCTGGGCGCCGACGGTGAGCGCTGCAACGGGAACCAGGCCCGGATCTGCGCTGTGTGCGGCTGGATGCCCGTGTGTACGGCATCGACAAAGAAGCTCTTGCCGGTGGCCTCGAGCGTCCGGCTCTCATCGAACAGACACAGCCGGGCGTACACGTGGCTTGCCGCCTTCGATCCGCACCAATACAAAGCCTCGTTCGCGAAACCGCGCCCCGGAAAGATGCCCTGTGCCGGATAGGTCTCCGAAATCCAATCCGGAAAGACCTGCGTCGGATCCACGCCGGCATCGACGAGTTTGTAGTTGACGCCCAGCCCGGGCCCCGCGTAGCTCTGCATGAGTTGCAGCCGGTAAACCGGCGCGTCTACAGCAGTGCCGAATCTCGGAAAGCCGCCAGCGTAGGTTCCATGCGGGTTGCTGATCGGCACTCGGATCTGCAAATAGATCACACCGGATGCTGTCCACTCCGACACTGCACATTGCGTAGTCGATTCCTGATCCTCAATGAACGCCAGCGGCAGTGCCCGTTCCGCCGTGCCAAGGTCGACACCATAGCAATGGCCCATGAACCGGCCGTTGAAAGTTGCTGCATCCGGGACCGCGAAAGGATCGCAATCGGTGCGCAGGATCAGCTGCGGATAGACCGCCAGTGCCGCGTCCTTCTCTGCCTGCGTTTGCCTCGCGCCATAGTAAAGCTGGCAGGGCGGCCGGACGACGTTCGTCACCGTGCCGCCATACAGCTCAGTCACCCGACGAACGCCAGCGAGGGTCCCATCGACTCGATGATCCGCGAGGGGGGAAGCGACGACCGCGCGCTTCTTCGCCTCATCCCACGCGGTGTCCCAGGCATCGACACCCAACGCCCAGGCGAGCCAGGGCAGCAACGCCGCGGGGATCGCCTGCGGATTCCACAGTGCGCGGATGCCAACCGGACCGTCGGCGCCGAGGCGCCATCCCGCGCTCTCCATGTTCCGCTCAAACGGCGTCGCGTTGGACGGCAGGACCGAGGGGGTTGTGCTCATTCCGTCCTCGCTGGCGCTACAGTGACGGTCACCGCGTCGCAGACGTTGATCTTGTACGGATCGCCGGCGACGTCGGTCACCGGCGACTGAATCGTCGCGTTCTGCACTCCGGCCTGGTCGAGAGCACCGTACATGCCGGCGAGCGTGATGCCGTAACCAAGCCGTTGTACGTTCTGCGTGTAGGCTGTGAGCGCGTTGGTGATCGCCGTTGTGACAGCGCTCGCGTCTGGTCCCGGATAGAGCGTCACGGTGGCCGCTATTAAATAATGTTGGATCTGCGCGCCCTGCACCTCCACCACATCGGTCAGCGGCCGGACGTCATCCGCGTTGAGCGCGGCAGACACCGCGGCCAGCAGGTCCGGCGAAGCCACACCGCCGTTATCGGTGCTGTAAATCGTCACGACGACATTGCCCGGTGCAGGCGAGAACGCGCTGGCGTCGGCCACGCGCAGGTCCGCCGAGAACGCAAAGTAGATGTAAGCGTTGCCCGGACCGGCGCAAGAGAAAGCATCCGGCGCGAGCTGCGCGCGCAAGCGCAGCCGGTCGTCCGTTTCGGTCGTCACGTTGCCCTGCGCGTCCGTGAACGTCATGCGCTGGACACCGAATAGCGCAGCCAGATTGTCCAGGTCCGCGCCCAGCGCGGTGGCCAGCATGTTGGCATTCGCTGCGTCATTGATCCGCTGGCGCAACATCATTTCACGGTAGGCGAACGCCTCCACCAGCTTGACGGCCGGATCCGACTCCAGCAGCGCCGAGAATGAGGGATCGCGCGTCACCAGGTCCTGCAGAATGTCGAGCTTGATCGACTCGAAGTCGATCGTCTCCACCACATCCGGTGGCGTCAGCGTCGAAAGGTCGATCAGGTTGAAGCGGCTCATGAAAGTTTCAGGCCTTGGATGGTGATGGTTTGCCCGTCAGGCAAATATGTTGCAGTGAGCGAGATCGAGATCGAGCCGTTCGCCGGGTCCGCCGCGACCGTTACGCTCTGCACATGAATCCGCGGCTCCCAGGTGGAAAGCGCACCGACCATGGCGGCAATGATCGCCATCTTGGTGCTCTCGTTGAGCGGCTGGTCGATCAGCGAGAAGAGATCCGAGCCGTAGTCGCGCAACATCACCCGGCTGCCCTTCGGCGTCAGGAGGATGTCGCGGATACTCTGCTCGAGATGGCTGAGGCCCGCCAGCTCCGCGCCGGTACCCGCGTTCATGCCGATCATAATTGCGAGGGCGGAACCGCCTGCGCTACCGTCCCGGTGGCGCGCACGTTGCCGGCCACTTTCAGCGTGCCGGCCACCTTCCCGTTCAGTGTCAGGTCGCCATCGACCGTCAGCGCGCCGGTAAGCGTCAGGCCATTCTGCGCATTCACGGTTACGGCCTGCGCCGTGACCGTTGCGTTGCCCTGAAGGTTGACCGTCACCGCGCCCACCGCATGAATCGTGAACGTGTGGGCCGCGCGGTCGTAAGTGATCGTCGTGCCATCGGAGTACTTCGTGACATGCTGATCCGCGCTGTTCGATGGCGCCGGCTTCGCGCCGCAATAGAGCGAGCCGATAATCACGCCTTGCGACAGGCTTCCACCGGGGCAAAGGATCGCCACATGCTCGCCGGCTTCTGGCGCCCACCAGGTGATGTCTCCGCCGGCGCGCGAGGTGAGCCAGGGAAGCGGCGCGGTCTGCACCTCGCCCACTTGTACAGTCGCCACCGCGTTTTGCAGGTCCACAGAAAGGATCAAGCCGCGGTGAATCAGATTGTTCACCTGATGGTTGAGCCGCGCGGTGTCCGGATCCTGCAGGTCGCCGGTCCTGGCCCCGCGTTGAATCAGAAGGTCCAGCATGCCTTAGCCGCCCACCACTTCGATGTAATCCGCCTGATGCGCAGCACCGATGTCCGGCGCAAAGCCGACAAAGACTTCCGTGGGCTGGACGCCGTCCACGCGGGGATCCGTAATCGTCTCGGTGTAGTACGTGACCGTGTAGACAAGCTGCACCATCGCCACCGCGTCGACGCCACCGGGCTTGAGCGTAACCGTGCTGCTCTGGAGCAGCGATTTCGAAGCGTTGCCGCCCAAGGTCGGATCTGAGTCCATGAAGGCCTCGATCTGGTAGGCGAGCTGATCGAGCTGCCGGTCGATCGGGACTCCCGAGCGCGGCATCTCCATGATGCCGGCCACCGCGAGCACCAGCTCGCGAGTCAACCGTCCCGGACTATCGGGATCATTTGATACCCATGAATCCTTCTCGTCGACTGACTCGCTGGGCGTGTGGATGAAGATCGCCGGTGACCAGTTGTCACCGACCGGCTCAATCCGGTCAGCGAAAACGTTTGTGCCAGCCAGCGTTGACGCTCTCACCAGACCAGCGGCAATGTAATCCCGGATCACAGACCGGGGATGATCGGTAGGCATCAGAGCTTTTTCAAGAGTAGGAGCGCGCCGCCGTTCTTGTTCACCAGGTCACCCTGTTTGTCCGGCTGCACGTCCCAGATCGCGTAATTCACACCGTTGACGACCACAGTGTCATCCTGCACGGGACCCACAGTGCCGGCGAAGTCCGCCAGCCGGACGCCCAGCACCGGGTGGACCGTGGTGATCGTGCTGCCGTAGCCGTCGAGTTTGACGTTCTGATAAGCGGCGTTGAAATACCCAGACAGAGCGATCGTGCTGCCGCCATTGAAGGTGTAAACGTAGGGCGTGCCAAATCCGGTATCCGGATTGAGCAGCGTCTCCAGCATGTCGTCAACTTGGTCTTGCCAGCTCATTGCAGAAAGTGGGAGTGGGCTTCAGCTCGCTTGGGAGAGGGAGGAAATAGGCTTCGGATAAGTTAGATTTGCGCGCTGGTTCCGGCGCAAGAGCGGGATACCGACAAACCAACCAGATCGATGCGCAAACACTGCGGCGTCAGTGGCAATTCATCTGTCAACCTGATGCACATCGGCAACGGAATGTTTCCAACTGGGCGAATTGTTTCCCGATTCGCCGATAGTGGCTATGTTCATCAGTTCCCCATATCGCGACAGGAATCGGATGCCGCCGTCAACTGTGCGGTTTAGGTGCGATGCATCCAAGAGAATCGGTCGCCCATGTTCCTGGGTTTGGATGGCCCTGGCGCGTCTCACAAAGGGATCCCTACTAAAGCCACGCCCGACGCCTAGTGTTGTCTTTCATCGTTCCAGGTGCTGCGTTCCCGCTCGTGCTTAGGCGGTCAGGTCAGAACCGCAGTGCTTGCACTTCTTAGCAGCTCGCTGGATGGTCTCGGCACAGAACGGACATCGCACCTCGTCAGCGTCAACAGTAGAGCTTTCGAGCTTTGCGAATTCGCCGTCGCGACTGGTGAACCGGTTCTTGCATATGAGGCACTTCTGTACAGCGACGCCCTCTTCCACCTCGTGGGTTGTCTGGCAATAAGGACATGCTCCGCGCCAGGCCGCTTTCGGGCTCTTCAATAACTCATGGAATGCCCCATAGATCAGAATTGGTCCTAGGACCCACCCCAGGATGGGAATAAAAAACAGCGCGACACCTGTGAATAATAGAAACACCGCAATAGCTATGCGCGAAGCGACCATCTTTCCGCCTCGTAAGGGCTCGATTCTTTCAGCTTTGGACATAGTTAATCAGTGACTTTGTTTTCTGCCTTGTTCAGGCCTTTTCACAATGGCCTTCTCTCCGTATGTCTCATCGACTCCTTTGCCAACATCGATCACAATGGTTTCGTAGGTTCCGTTGTGGATAACGCCGCCTTCTTCGTAGGCTGGATACTCGAAACGCACCGTGAGTTTGCTGGCGTCCTGCGCGATGATGCGCCCATCCCAGGTCCCCACCTCCACGATGCCGTAATGTGATTCGGGCCACTCAACGGAGACGATTTCGCCTATCGTGAAATCGTGTGATCCCCTGGAAGGTTGTCCATATGCCGGAGGAAGCGAAGATCGGGTGCGGAGGGTGGACGTGTTGGGCGAATGCCTCACTCCCGCGGTTAACGGCAAGTAAATTGGATTGCATCCGCCGCACATCTCGGGTGGCTGGCCATTTCTTACCTGCTTTGCCCAAGTACACAGCGATTTCGCCGATGTCGAATACACCTTCGGATACGGCGTAGTGAGTTTATTCCGGTCTCGGGCGTGGCGGAGATTCCGGCAGATATCGAGCCCATCCCAGGCGGCGTGGAGCTTATAGGGGTTGTTAATCTCCCCGTCCTTTGTGGGCGGCCAGCAGTTCAAGAAAAAACCAGCCCGATGCTTTTCACACCATGCTACTAGTTCATCATCGGTCTGGGCACTGAAGCAGTTCGGAGGTAGTTTCACTTCATACGGTTCCTTCCCCGCATACTGCCCCAGTATAACCGTAATCCGGTAGAAGTTCTCTGCGGGACCCTTACCACCAGTGGTCGCGTTCTGGCCGAAAACGGCGATTCAGGACGGGTGCGCGATCCCGGCGTGATGGTTGCCAACTCGGAAGTTATCCACTTGGTTTTAGGATGGACTCATCGTGCTGCGACCGCCGTTTGGCCAGTGATCACCCGCGTGTAGTCGCCTCACGTGGGCCGAATAGGTACTGATCACTTCGCCGTAACGCTCAAACCGCAGACGTGTGCCAGTCGGCGCGGGCAAGAAGCTCTTGCCGGGAGTCGGCAACCTGCCACCGACTCCCTTCGCGCCAATTCCGAGCTCAGCGCTGGCAGTTCTACGTAATCGTGTTTAGCTTCGCGTCGCCTTCGTGAGCAAAGCAGGACGCAAGCACATCGGAAGCGGGTTGGACTGCGTATGCAGGTCCATGCCGCGGTTGAACTTGCGCGGCTCGAGCTTGGCGTAGATCGGCAAGCCGACCGTGTTGACCGTCTCGTTGAAGTCCGCCGGCGCGAACCAGGTGCGGAAAGTGGTCATCGTCCCCAGCGGGAAGAAGATGGCCGAGCCCTCGGGCACGAACACGTGGTCGACGCCGTCCCCGTCGCTCGCGTGGCCGAGATATTCCTCGAACGTCACGCCAGCGTAGCGGAAGTTGCGCCGGTTGTCGGAGTCGAGCGTCTGATTGGGCAGATCGGTGTGCTGGAAGAACTGGAACGCGGTGATCACGTCCGGATGACGCGTGAAGGCGTCAAACCAGTCGGGCGCGCACAGGCAATGCACTTCGCGCATCACCTCGCCCAACAGGTGCAGTTCCATGTAGCGCTTCACATTGAGCACGGCGGTCTTGACGTCGAACGCGTTGCTCGAGAACTGGAAGTTTACGACGTTCTGCTGGAGTCCGAACTCCTGGAACAGGTCGTAAATCACCGAACCGTCGGCATCGAGGATCTGGCCCCGCAGTGCGCCCATGCGGAGATTCTCGAGCGTGATGTCGTGCTTGCGGCGCGCCGTTTCCAACCGCTCGGCAACGAGGGTCTCCAGCGCCTCAAGCTCGTTTTCCGAGCCGAAAGCGCGCAAACCCTGCGTTTCCTCGGGCAGAATCGCATCCTCGTGCGGGATGTGCGGGATCACGAACGAGCGCACCTTGCGGCGCCCCTTGATCGCTTCCGTGCCCGGGGCGCCCACCGGCCGCGTGGGCAGCAGGTTCAGGACGCCGTCCTTCTCGTCCACGATCACGGTCCGGGTGCGGACCCCCTTTTCCGTGAACAGGCCGAGTTCATTGGTCTTGCCGTACATGTTCGGGATCACGTTGATTGCATCGGTGAGCGCAACCAGCGAAAAGCCGTCCGTCGTGAATGGATTGATCATCGGCATGGTGTGTTTTCTTCTTTCTGGATCGCGGCGACGAGTGTTACGCGCCCTGCCGGACCTGGATGCCTTTCGCGGCGAGTTGCGCCACTGCAGCGTCCATCTGCGCCTCGGTGATTCCGGCCGGCCAGGTCAGGCCGTACGAGGACAGAACCGCCTCGCGAGCGATCATCGTGGTCTTCACCGCGCCGGCAGTGGCGTCGGTCGTGAACAGGAGGATGCCAGCAGCGTTCTGCGACCCATCCGACGCTCCCAAGTTCAGCGCCACCACAGTGGCCGGAGAAATCGGTCCCACCTCGATCGAGAACAGGTCGCCGACCACGAAGTCCGGAGCGCCGTCAGCGATCGTGAACTTGATCTGAGTCGCGAACGCCGCGCCACCCACCGTGACGGTTCCGAGAACGGTACCGTTGGGAGCAGTCACCTGGAAAGTGCCGGCGCCAGCCGCAGCAACTGTGCACGTCGCGGTGTAGACACCCGGCAGCGCGCCCGCTAGAAGAGGCGTCGTGGGGTCCATGGTCAAGACACCCGTGCCAGTGTTCCTGCCCCCGGGCACGACCTCGATCAGGTCTGCGCCGGCCGTCTTCTGACCCAGCACCGTGCCGGTCAGAATGTTCGCCTGGCCCGCGGCGAGCACGACCGCATCGCGGCTGAAGCGATGGTCCACGTGCTCCCACTTGAGCCAGTCGCCCTGATTGAACGCTTGAACTTGAACGGCCATCGGTTAGGCCCTACCTTTCTGCGCCTGCATGCGCGCGGCCATCGCCTTGCACTTCTTCACGACGCCTGTTTCCCCGGGCGGCACGCGCAAGTTCGTTCCGGTGTCCGCCTGGATGGCCTGGTCGATCTCGCCCTGGTCGCCACCGGCCCGCGCGGCCATCAGCTTCTCCCGCGCCTGTTGCGGCGTGAGGCCGGCCTTGATGAACTGCGCGGTCATGCCGGGCATGCCAGCCAGGATGCAAAGGTCCGCGATCTCCGCGGCCACCGCCATACCAGCCTGCACGGATCCGGCCGCTGGGGCCTCCGGCGTCGACTGCGGCGCCTCGGCTTCGGCCCGGCGACCTTTCTTGCCGCCGCGCGGCTTGCCGTCGGGTTTGCCCTTGCCTTTCTCGTCGTCTTTGGCGCCGTCGTCGTCACCGTCGTCGCCTTTGGCGTCGATCTCGTCGTCATCATCATCATCACCACCGTCGTCGGCGTCGGCATTGCTGCCCTTGGCGCCCTTCGGCTCGTCGTCATCCTCGACCGGCTTTTTCCCGGCTGCGGGCGATGGTTTTGCGCCCGCCACTTTCGGTCTGGTCATCGTGTCTCCCTTCATCGAACTCGGAGCGGACGCTCCCGCTTCCGAAACCTGTGCCATCGCGGGCTGGGCTGCC